GGTACTGGAACAAGGTACGCCGTGACTTCCCCGAAGTGTTTGACAAGATGGCTAAGGCTGAACGTGAGGTAGGCAATAGCTGTATCCGTAACAAGTTCTTGGATGAGCTAGACCCTGATGCAGGGCGAGAGCAGAAGATGATCATGCCTGACTGTGGTAACTTCTGTGACATAGAGTTCAGTGAGGTACTGCACCCAAGGCTTGACGAAATATATGAGGAACCAGTACAACTGAAGTTAATATAAGGAGACACGAATATGAATATCCCCAAGGGCAGTGCTAAGTTATCAGAGATCGTCAGGTTTTATTTCCTTTCCCCTGCATATCGTAGACTAAGTGCTTCTAGCCAGAAAGACTATGAGTCTCACTTGATAGCTGTTCTTGACACCAACGTTGAGGGCAAAGCTCTTGGGGATTATCGCTGTAATAATCTTAAGGTACGTCATCTTACACAAGCGTATGAACAGTGGCTGTTGATTGGTACTCGTACAGCTAACTATCGCAAGTCCGTGCTGTCAGCCGCATGGAAAAACGCTATGCGTTATGACGTGATGATCCACAATCCTGTAGCTCTCGTAAAAACAGAGAGTGCAGCACCACGCCGCACACTATGGGAACGTGATCAGGTCCAGACATTCCTTGAGACTGCTTACAGCGACTTCCGTTGGCGCAGCATAGGATTAATAGTACACATGTCATACGATTGGGGTCAGCGAATCGGTGATATGCGCGTACTTACATGGGACAAGTTAGATTTAAGCTCCTGTCAACTTAGTCTTACACAATCCAAGCGCAACGCAGAAGTACACCTCCCGATATCTACTGGGTTGTGCGACATGCTGCGCCAACAAAAGGAAGACTTTGGGTTTCAAGACTATGTAGCACCACGTGTCAAGCCACGCGCGGGTTCGTATTCACCTTATGATAAAACAGAAATACATAAGCTTATCAATGAGGTACTAGACGAAGCTAATCTACCAAGTGAACTTACAGCGATGGACTTACGCCGTACTGCTGTGACTGAGATGATGGAAGGCGGTGTCGATATAGTTAATATCATGCAAGTAACAGGACACAAAGATGTACAGTCTGTTAAACCTTACATGGTCAACACACTAAGTGGTGCGAAGAAAGCACTAGCAGCAAGAGGTAATGATGAAGAAGACTGATGTATACTGGGCATGGAATAGTGAAGCAGACTTAGGTCTTTTAGCAGGTGGTGAACCTGAACGACTAGTAACATGCATTAAGAATGACAGACTGTTTAAGAACACAGGGTATGCAAAAATACTAGAGTGTCCTGCTTTTGTAGAACATGTGCGCAATACATACGTAATGAAAGCACCGTATGATACTACAATATTCAAGGGTCCAAAAGGTGCAGGATATAGAGTAGGTATTCCTAAGTTTGAAAAAGAGGATGCTGTCCATACAAACGATGATTACATTCAGGCACATGGAATATATTCTTGGATGTTGTTTAGTGATACAACTGTTAATGTTACAGTAACACCACCGTTTATGCATCCAGGTACCTTACCTAGCGCACCTGCAAGCTATGATATATCTAAATGGTACAGACCTATCGGCCCTGCTTATATGCTTGAAGGTAAGGATGAGCATGTGATACGAGCAGGTACACCTATACTCTATGTTTCTTTTGATAGAGCAGTAAGATTTAAGAAATATTTATTCAATCACACACTAGTGGGATATTCACATTCAAATATAGGTTTAAAATTTGTAAAGCCTAGACTATCACTGAATACATTATACGCATACTTCATTAACAGTAAGTTAAACAAAGCAGTGTCACGTGAGATAAAAAGGAATCTACTATGAGCAAGAGTAACTGGAAATTACACAGAGAGTATGCTGAATCTGTAGCATCTCAAGGGTACCACCGTGGTGACTGCCCCTTCTGCAAAGGTAAAAATACTTTCACTGCCTCTTGCGAACTAGGCGTTCTTCAATATAACTGTTACAAGTTAGGCTGTGAAGTTGGTGGTAGATTTGATACAGACATGACTGCCTACGAGATACGCCGACACATGCGCCCCACTGAACATGCAGAAGTAAAAGAGATACAGACCATGGAGCTACCCGCCCAGTTAGTTATACCTACACCACAACACACCAAGCACAACCGCTTCATGCGCCGTTGGGGTATTGTTGGTGGTACATACTATGACGTGCAACAAGAGCGTGTCGTCTTCCCTATCTATAACAAGAAGGGTTCGATGATTGATGCCATTGGTAGAGCAGTAGGCACAAAGAAACATCCCAAGTGGTATCGCTACACGGGTGCTGCTGACTACTACACTATTGGGCAGGGTGATGTGATGTTAATCGTAGAGGATGTTGTCTCTGCTATCGTAGCACACCAAGAGCTATCCAATGTAACATGCATGGCTATCCTTGGCACCACTATGAATCACAAACACTTTGCTAGAATCGGTGAGTATGAACGATCAGTCATTGCTCTTGATCCTGATGCTACAGGCAAGACGATTGAGTACCGCAGAGAGATAGAACTGTGGACAGGTAAGCAAGCTTTAGCCCTGAGTTTATCTGATGATATTAAGTACCGTATGCCAGAGGATATGGAAAAACTACAGGAGCTATGCGGCAGATGAAGAACGATATGATCCACATAAACAAGATCACAGAGCATGAAGATGGTTCTGCTACTGTAGAGGTAGAGATGCTAGAGGAATCCTACAGGAAAATATTCGAGTATGGTCTACAGATGTTGTTCTTGAAAGCTGTAGAGGATGCTGAAGGAAACACTAATGAGTAAGCTACCTGAAGGACGTAAGCCACTACCTCAAGAGTGGTTCATTGATAGAGCTAACATGATGGAGAAACCAATGATACAGTATGCAGTAATGATTGATGTTGATGGTGACTGGATGTACGTCCCTGAGAATACATTTGGTTTTAAAAACTACCCTTCACCTAAGATATTCAACACCAAGAAAGCAGCAGAAGAAGAGGCTGCACGTTGGAACACAGGCGTGGTTGTGAACTACAAAACTAAATCTATCCTGCCCTTCACAGAAGAAGAACGTAAGGCTGCGATGGAACGGGCAAAGAAAAACGGAGGAGAGTAATGTCTTTTCATGTAGTAGATAAATATTTCAGCCAAGACTTCATTGATCATGTAGGTAGTCTTGTAAGGAACATTGAGCTTATAAATGCCACGGCTGTAGGTAAAGATGGCATTACATTAACTGATGGTAGAGTAACTAAAGGTTGTTACTTTGATGATCATGGCATAACAGATGATGCTGTATCAAATACTTTGTATAACCTAGTCAGTAGGTTCAATTCTAGGTTTTATGGCTTTGACATCTGGTCTGATCCAGAGATTCAATATCTTGAATATAGAGCCTCAGAAAACTCATATTTTGATTGGCACTCTGATGACATGATAGAGTCTACATCACACAGGCCACGAAAGTTTTCTGTAACAATTCAACTTAGCGATCCTATGTCTTACAAAGGTGCTGACTTTCAAGCGCAAGGCATAGAGTTCGACAGCACGGTAAAGAACAGAGGCTCTGCAATAATCTTCCCTTCTTATGAAGAACACAGAGTAACACGTGTTACAAAAGGTACACGTAAAGCTTTGGTGGCTTGGTTCCGTGGCCCACGATGGAGATAACATGACAAACTTTTTATATGGTGTTGCATTTACATACTTGTTTGCGATACCCTTCCTGCGCTATCTAGCGTCACCAGTAGATGAGGAAGATACAGGTGCGCCTCTGAGGTTCGCAGTAATGTGGCCTTTGGCAGCGTTAGAAGTTTATTGGAAGATACTAATAGGAGACAAAGACGATGATGGAACTAGCTCTAGTTAAGACACTACTGAACCGTGAGTTTTACGAAAGAAACAAAGGCATTCGTTGCCCTGACAAAATCTTTACCAAGGATGTACGCAAGATCAAGCAATCCCTTGATGCAGCTATGGAAGCATACGAATACGTAGACCTGACTGTTGCTGATCTGTATGCAGTGTTCAATCGTATGAACGCAAGTATGACAACAGCTACACGTGGTGCATACGATGATCTGTTCAAGCGACTAGAGATTGTTGAGCCTATCAAAGAAG